GTTTACGACCGGCTTCTGCCATGGATCACGAACCACCCGTATCTCGGCAAGGCGTCGGGCTACTCCTGCAACCGCTGCGGATCGAAGAACCTGACCAGTCAGGGTGAAAAGCGGACAAAGCACTTCCGGATTCAGTCGCTCAAATGCTCCGACTGCGGCGGTTGGCGACAAGGATTAAGAAAGAAGATCGCATGAGGCTCTACCGCTCAGGGATGCGCTGGTGCTTCTGGCGCTGGTCAACAATCGACGCCGATCACATCGAGCGGCTGCATATCGTCAAGACGCCGTGGTTCGCTGTCTGTCTGCATTGGCTGAACGCGCCGGACGCGGAGCCGTGGCTTCACGACCATCCGGTTTCGTTCCTCTCTATCATCCTGCGTGGCGGTTACACAGAACAGCGCGGCCCGTATTTCAGGCGGCGCAAGTGGTGGAACTTCATCCGCGCATGGGACTGCCACGTTATAACGGCGGTTCAGCCGGGCACCGTGACGCTCTGCCTCATGGGGCCGAAGGTTCGCGAGTGGGGCTTCCATACCGACAAGGGCTGGGTTTGCTGGCGTGATTATTACCGGAGCCGCGCATGATCCGCGCCCTCAACGAAACCGAACACGTCGCCCTCTACGCCCATTCCGGAAAGGTGTGGTTCGTATCCTCAAAGGGGATGGTGCAGCCGATGGAACCGGAGATTGCCGAAGCCGTAGGACTGGAGATGTTCCAGCAGGCTAGGAGGTTGAAGCGGGGGAAGGCGGGCTAATCCTTCAGCATCACGTCGCGGTCAATCTCAGATAGTCGCGCCCGCAACCGCCTCGCCTCGGCGGCCTTGAAATCGTAACCGCGCTCCTCGCGTAGCTTCCGCATGACGAAATGGGCAACGCTGGAGTAATGGTCCGCCAAGGGGTGTGTCGCGCTGCTGTGGAGAGCATACTCCTCGCGGATGCGCAGCATCTCAGCTTGCTCGGCTTCTGTGTAATCACTCATCTCGGCTTTCCCTTCGCTTGCATGCTAGCGCGTTTCCGGTGCGCTGTTGAGGGCTTGGCGAATACGTCCCGCAGCCGCTTTCATCAGGTATTCGATGCTGGTCGTCTTTTCGGGGTCAACTCGCGTCGGCCATGCTTCAAGCTGCCTGACAAGCCAATCGTCCTCCGCCACTTCGCCTGATACGCCCATAGCGGAGAGGGCGGCGAGAAACGTGTCGCGATAGTTTTGCCAGCCGTCCGCGCGTGAAGTGGAGTCCAAGCCTTTAAGCAGGCTCTCGCCGTCGTCGTCAGGCCAGACGCCGTTCTCGCGTACCCAGTGGTCAACAAAGCCGTCACGATAGCCCTGGTTGTAAGTTTCTCGACCGGCAGCCTCCACCACATCGGCAGGAGCGGGTTGGGCGCGGGTGTTCCAAGCTCGAACTCCTGTGCTCTTAAAATGCTCGAACGCGTCCTCCGACGGGAACCACTCACCATGCACGGCAGCGGTTCCTCGCCTGCCAGTCGCGTCGGGCATATATGCGCCGCAGTCTAGGCACGAATGATGGTCGTAATGCATCTGCGCGTTTTTGTGGTCGCACGGCAGAAGCTCTTTCGATACGTCAGTCATGGAACGCTCCGTAGCTTTCTGGCGTGTCGTCGGTCGCAACGATGAAAACGAAGGCAGCCAACGGAAGCGTGATAAGCCCCGCAATGTAAGCCAGCACCAGATTAAGCATCATCCCTCTCCTCTGTGCGGGTCATTGCGCGGCGATCCGACCGTCACGCGCCGCTTCGGCTTTTCCACCAGAACGTGTCGCTTCCGCCCTTCAAACAGCCGCGTCTTTGGGTTCCATTTTCGGCCCGACGGCGTTACCGTCTGCAACGGAATGTGGGCCGTGCCGCCGAGCGCGAACGCCGATGCAATCCCTCGATCCTCGGCAATCTCCATGAAGCAGTTGGCGCACAGGAACTCATATTCCTCACGACCATTGATGCAGCCGCCGCGAACGACAGCGTTCCAGAGCGGAGAGTCCGCCGACCAGTTGGGACGATAGTCGCGTTCGCAGCGGTCGCAACGGCCTTCGCGACGTTCGGCCATCATCGTCTCACCCGTCATTGATCTGCTCCTGTGGTGGGGCGGCCTTCTTCAGTTCGTCAGTCGGCATGGTCATTCCTTTCGGGGGATGGAGTGCGAAGCGCGTTTTGCGCCGCGATAATCCCGATCACCGCCCGCTTGATGTCTTCCGCGATTGGCGCGAACATGCTCTTGCCGCGTGGGCCGAGGGCGGAATCGACACGCTCAAGCTCGATTGCCAGCGTTGCCTGGATCGGCGGGGTGCGCGTCCATTCCTCCGATTGCGTTCCAAGGTCACGCGCCGGACACGTCCATGCGTCGATAGTGAGGGCATCCAGAGCATCGTCAAGATGCGCGAGGGCGTCAGCTACGTTCATCTCGATTCCTCCTGCACCAAAGGCAGCATTCATCGCCGCAGAGACGATCTGGACGCCACCAGCATCGTTCAACGCCCTTCATCTTCTCCTGCATCTCAAGGCTCCTTCGGGGTGAGGCGGGCGACATCTGGGTTACAGGAAGCGATCGAACCTAATTGCGTGAACCATCCGAGTCATGCCGTCTCGCCGAGCGCGGCTGAGATCGAGCATCAGCAAAAGCGTTTCAATGTCGGCTATTTCCTGCGGGACTGGTCGGTATGTGCAAGCCATCACCCGCCGACGCAGCCTCCGCTCAGCGTTGACCTCTTTACTGCTCATGGCTTCATCTCAGACACTATCGTTCATCCTTTTGGGGGAGTGGGGTCATCCCTTCACGCACACGATCTGCTTGAGCGTGTGAACGATCTCGACCAAATCCGACTGAGCCGCCATCACCGCGTCAATGTCCTTGTAGGCAGCGGGCGTTTCATCGATCACATCGGCGTCCACTCGGCACTCGACGCCAGCAACCGCTTTCGCGTGATCCTCAAGCGTGAACTGCTTCTTCGCCTGATTGCGCGACATGGCCCTGCCAGCACCGTGCGAGCAGCTAAAGAACGCCTCGCGCCCCGCTGCACCGCCCTTCCCGCGAACGATGAACGACTTCGCGCCCATTGATCCGGGGATGATCCCAAGCTCGCCTTCCTTGGCCGAAAGAGCGCCCTTGCGGGTCAGGAACACATCGGCCCCGAAGTGCTTCTCCTGAGCGACATAATTGTGGTGGCAGTTGACCGCCTCAACGTCCGTTTCGAACGGCTTGGGGATGATCTCACGCACGGCGGCGATCACTTCCGACATCATCATCTTGCGATTGAGAAGGGCGAATTTCTGCGCCCACGCCACCGCCTTGCAATATTCTCCGAAGTGTTCCGTCCCTTGCGGGAAATAGGCTAGGTTCTCATCCGGCAGATTGATGAACCACTTCCGCATGTCCTGCTTGGCAAGCTCAATGAAGTAGCTGCCGATGCGATTGCCGATCCCGCGCGATCCGCTGTGGAGCATGACCCAGACGCGATCCGCTTCGTCCAGGCACACTTCGATGAAGTGATTGCCGGTGCCGAGCGTCCCGGCATGATAAGGCGCTCGCTGGGCCGCTTGCGTGATCTTCGGATGTTTCTCGACAATCGCCCAAAGGTCATCGAACAGATCGCTCGCAGCAAGCGCGGTCGGAGATTCGTCACGCGCGCCCTTATCGTTCGGACCGCCGTTGTCGGTTCGGCCATGCGGGACGCGCTTCTCGATTGCCGTCCGCAGCCCGTGAAGGTTGTCCGGCAAGTCGGAAGCGATCAGGCTGGTCCGCGCTGCCATCATGCCGCAGCCAATGTCCACTCCAACGGCGGCGGGGATGATTGCGCCCTTCGTCGGAATGACGGAGCCGACAGTCGCGCCCATGCCCCAATGGCAGTCCGGCATGATCGCCACATGCTTATGGATGAATGGCATAGAGGCGATGTTGTCGAGTTGCTGGCGAGCCTGATCCTCAACCGTAACGCCGTCGATCCACGCCTTGATGAGTCCGCCTCGCGAGCCTTGAATTACCTGCATGTCGATCTCCTGAAAATGGTGCCCTCGGCAGGATTCGAACCTGCAACCCTCCGGTTCGAAGCCGGATGCGCTATCCAGTTGCGCCACGAGGGCGTTGCCGGACAAGGATTCGAACCTTGGTTGGCGGATTCAAAGTCCGCAGTCCTAC